ATGGCAAAAGAAGAAAAGTTAAGAATTATATGGGTATTTATCCCATAATTTCATCTCATAATTTAATTCATAACCCAAATAAAAGCGTACAATTAATTGAATTCTAATTTGCATTAAAACTTCATTTTTTGAAGTTAATAGTTGATTTCATCAGTTTTATGAGATAGTTTGCCATTCATGGCAAATATTCGTAATGAAAAAGCTATTATCCCTCCAGTGATTATCTCCCCAGAGTATTTGCCATATCAAAAATATGGCACACATAATTTATAAAATTAAAAAAAAAGTAGTACCTAGCGTAACTACAATTCTTGGTCGATACAAAGATAGTCAAGGACTACTCTATTGGTCTAACTCTTTAGGTCTAAAAGGAATTTCATATTCCAAGTTTATGAAAGAGGCAGGAAACATTGGAACAAATGTTCACGAACTTGCTCAATCACATATTGAAGGACTCGAATACGATCTTCATGGCTACGATGATGTAGTCACTAATTGTATGAATAAATTTTTAAATTGGTGGGAAGATTTTAAAAGTGAAAATTTCGAAGTTATTTTTTGTGAACAATCTTTTACATCCAAGAAACATAAATATGGTGGTACTGCAGATCTTTTAGTTAAAAAAAATGATGAATACATTTTAGTAGATTTCAAAACATCTAAATATGTTTATAGCGATTACTTAATTCAAGGATCGGCATACAAAGAGATGATCGAAGAAAAATACGATTATCCTATCACCAAATTTATCGTAGCTCGATTTGGCAAAGAGAACGATGACTTTGAAATAAAAACTTTTAATCAAAAACATTTAGAGGTCGCATTTAGTTATTTCAAAACTTTAAGAAAAGCTTTCGACCAAGATAAAAAATTAACCCAACTCATAAAGGAGATCAAATGAGTACTGACATAGAGAAGATGCCATCTTCTATTGCAACTGCAATTAATGAAGTAATGGTAAACTTAAACCAACCATTAGAGCATGATGCTACTAATAAATTTCAAAATTATAGTTACACAAGCATTGATGGTTTTTTAAAACAAGTTCATCCTGAATGTGCAAAAGCAGGATTGATTATCATCCCACATGAGAAATCATGTGAGGTGAGTCCAAGTGGTAAAAACTTAACTGTCGTTTACGAATATATTTTAATTCACAAAGATGGTTCAACTTGGAATTTCCCTACTACAAAACATATCGTAGTTCCTTTTGGTAATGGTACTGCGATGGGTACTGCTCAAAGTTATGCGTTGAAACAATTTATGAGATCATTGTTCCAACTAAGTACAGGTGAGCAAGACGATCTTGATGCCTTAGATCAAAATCAAGATAAAGAAAAACTAAAACCTAAATCAAAGAATGGAGAACAAAAGGAGTATTCAGATGACTAATGAACAAAAAGAAAGAGAAATGGTAAGTGGTATTTATCCTAAAGAACCCTCTGTCCATTTTGTTAAAGCTACATTTGGTATCAAGAAAAAAGAATTTGTAGATTGGTTTCGAGAAAAAATCAAAGATGAAGCATCGTGGAAGAAAGATGAAAGAGGCGATCATTGGATCAACATTGACATCTTAGAAAGCAAGGGTGGTAAACTCTATGCAGTTGTAAATAACTTCCAACCTAAAAAACAATCCGACTACAACGACACAAGTATTGTGGATGATGAAATCACTTCTTTAGGCGATAGCGTCAAAGATCACAATCCTCACAAGGACATTCCATTTTGATGTTACTAGCAATCGTTTCTTTAACCTTAGTCCTCTCCATAGTTAATTTATTTATGGTTTGGGCTATTGGTTCAATCGTTCACAAGATTATGGAGAATACTAAATGAAACCAATCAACATGACTCATATCGTTATGAGGTTAATCAAAGATCATAATTGGGAACAATGGCCGTTGCCTTACGCCAAAGAACACCAAAGACCAATACAAAAGGAATATGAAAAATCACACGAAAATATATTTAAAGTTTTTCAACCTAAAAGATACGACTGATTGTTCTTGCCTTATGTGTGGTGGACAAGCAACTGATCTTCATCACTTAATACCTCGAGGGATGGGTGGATCAAAATGTATGGACTATGTAGAGAACCTTGCGCCTCTCTGTCGTCAACACCACACAATGGCAGAGCATGATCCTAAGTATAACGCCAAAGTGAAGATAGCTTTATTAGAACAAGTGATTGAGTCAATTAAATTTAAAGGAAAGTTTTAGTGCCAAAAGACTCTTTCAAACAAGATTTTTTATTTCAAGGAGATGAAATGGAAAAAGATTGGGAGAAAGAGTGGATTGGTATGCCAGAGTTTGTACAAGAAAAAAAAGAAGAATATTCAAAAGTCATAGTGAGATTTAGGAATGAAGAAGATTTACAAAAATTTGCAAAACTTATGGAGCAAAATGTAAATTCTAAAACACAAAGTATCTGGTACCCCAAACTTATATTCCAAGATCATTTTAGTAAGAGATATATAAATGAAAAGTAGTTTATTAGAAGCGAAACCCAATGAGTTATTAAATGTTTTTTTAAATAGTTATAATGATATTTTTACTATCGATATTGAAAAAAGTAGAGAACTTATATCGATTGGTAGAAAACTTTATAACGATGCACCTTATCAAAAATATTTAGTTAATAATTGGTATGAGTCTTTAAAAACATCTCAACCAGCTTTTCACTTATATGATGATGATAATTATTTCATAGATTTATGGATATGTTGGGCAGAGTATTCTAGAAATTATTTAAGAAGCATATATAAAAAAAATTCTTTAACTAAAGATACATCTATTTTATCTATTTTAAAAAATATAAACACCATAGTTGATCTAGGTTGTGGGTTAGGATTAACCACAGCTTCTTTAAAACAAATATTTCCACAATCAAAAGTTTATGGAACTAATTTAAAATCTACTAAACAATATAAATTTTGCGAGTTTTTCTCTAAAGAATATAACTTTTCTATTGTAGAGGGTTTTGAAGATTTACCACAAATAGATTTTCTATTTGCTTCCGAATATTTTGAACATATTTATGATTGTTTAGACGAAATTAGTAAATGTATAAAAGTATTTAGACCTAAATATTTATATATTGCTAATTCTTTTAACACAGTTTCTTACGGACACTTTCAATTTTATAAAGATTTAAATTGTTGTGGAGTTGTAGATCAAAAAGATATCAGCAAAAAGTTTAACAAAACATTAAAAGAACTTGGTTATCGAAAGATAAAAACAAATTTATGGAATAACAAACCTACATTATGGATGAGAAATGAATCCTAAATATCCAATATATATTGTGTCTAAAGGCAGATGGGAGTCTAGATTAACTAGCAAATCTTTAGAACGAATGGGTGTTCCCTACTACATCGTTGTAGAGGAGCAAGAATATGACAACTATTGTAGTGTTATAGATCCTTCTAAGGTTGTGATCTTAGATAAACAATATCAAAAAGATTATGACATTTTTGACGATGAAATAGGAAAAGGTAAATCAACGGGCCCAGGGCCAGCTAGAAACTTTTGTTGGGATCATTCAATAAAACTAGGAGCAAAAAGGCATTGGGTTCTTGATGATAATATTTACGACTTTTATCGACTTAACAGGAATGCAAAAAACATAGTTGAAACAGGAGCTATTTTTAGATGTGCAGAAGATTTTGTAGATCGTTATGAGAACATCTTAATAGCAGGTTTTAATTATTGTAAATTTTGTATCGCTAGTGAGGTTTATCCACCTTATTTGTTTAACACTAGGATTTATTCAACTCTTTTAATTGACAATAATTGCCATCATCGTTGGAGAGGAAGATACAACGAAGATACTGATCTATCTTTAAATATATTAAAAGATGGATATTGCACTTTACAATTTAACGCCTTCTTACAAGAAAAAGCCACAACTCAAAGAATAAGAGGTGGTAATTCACAAGAATTTTATGATGAAGAAGGAACTTTAAACAAATCTAGGATGCTAGAAAAAATGCACCCCGATGTGGCTAAAGTTGTTTGGAGATTTAATAGGTGGCATCACTTCGTTGATTATAAACCTTTTAAAAAAAACCAACCTATTAAGAAGCAAGGTTTAGTTTTTGAAAACAAAATAGACAACTATGGAATGGTATTAAGGAGTATCGATGTTAGACAATACGCTAGATCCTAATAAAATTGCTCATGCAGTTTATGAAGCCCATAAGAATTTTTATGAGGCTAGAAGAAAAAGAGACTACGCAGAAAGAGTCTTTAAGTACGAATACGATAAAGCTTTTATCAACACTAAATTTAACGAAGAAAAACTTTCCATAGCAGATAGAGAAGCTAGAGCAAGAACTAACTCTGATGTTTTAGTTTACCAAAAAGCTTTAGAAGAAGAACAAGAAAAAATGGATGAAGCAAAAGCAGAGTTAGAGAGGGTTTTAACTAAAAAAGAAATGATCCTCGATGCTAATGCAACAGCAAGGGCAGAAACCAAGTTAGGAGCTTTAATAACATGAAATATCCTATTAGAAGAATTGGTAGGCTTTGGCAAGGTAAGGCATCTATTAAAGATTATGAAATACAAAAAGCCATTGAAAAAGGTGGCATGATTTTAAAAAGATTAGACATTGACGAAGAAATGTTCCTAGATGTGGAACAACTCAAGTCAGCGTTAATGACCAAAACCAATAGAGTTTTCCCACCAAGATATAAAGATGAGCCAGAATTTAGGCTTTGTAATATCTTTTGGAAATCTCCCATAAAAACCAATCAAGGAGTATTAATATGAACGACATAGAACTTTACACGACTAAAGAAGTATATACGAAATTTAAGGCAAAATCAGAAAGGGCTTTTAAAATGACTTTAGATAGTCTATCTTTGCAATACCCTAATGCAAAGTGTTTGAAGCGATACTTTGGAAGAAAACGAGTTTTCTCCAAAGATGATTTAATGGAGCTACAAAACCTATGCTTAAAATCCGATTAAGAGACGATAACAAGTCTAACTTTTATTATGTATGTGGAACATACAAAACGCCTAATCAAACTTACAAGATAAGATATCATTCGACTGGTAAATCAACCAAGAATGAAGCAGAAAAATACTTATGGTGGTTTCAACAAAAACTAGATAGAGGAGAGTTTAAGGATAACAAAACACTTAAACCTAAAGAAAAGAAAGTTATTGATGTTGATTATGTTGTTACTCAACTATTAGATAGCCAAGATACTCCTATATCAGATGAAAGAAGATGGATGTTCGAAAAGATTAGAACATTTATTGGAAAGACACCCATCGACAAAATTACCAACGATGTCAAAGAAGAATTAATTAATACTATCTATCCTCAAGATAGCGAGGTTGGAGATACTATTAGAAAATTCAAAGGCAAACATTTTAAATCACTTCCTCTAATAGAAAAAAGAGAGCTTTCTAAAAAATATAATACAATAAATACCCATGTCATTAGACCATTGAGTAGAATAATTAGTTTTGCATCAGAAAATAGTTGGTGCGTTAATTATAAGATAAAACAATTTTCCCAAATAAACGATCAAGAAAGAGAGAAATTTATTTGGACTATGGATGAAGTCAATAGATGTTTATCATACCATGATTTTGAAATTAAACTTTTATTGGTTTATCTTTTAAGAACAGGTAGTAGATGCCAAGAGGCGCTATCTATGAATTGGGATTACAAAGATCCTTATGGAAGATCCATGATTGATATGGAGAACAAAGAACTAAACATCTTCCAACACAAGACTAATTCATGGAAGAACATACCTATACATGAAAATAATAATCAACTAGATACATCTTTGTTTCATTGGTTGATCCAAGTAAAAGAAAAGAATGGATATTTATTCTCTTGGAGAACTCAACAAGATAAGAAAAATACACAAGAAGGTTTAAGTAAAAGATGGAACGCTATGTTGAAGTTTGCGAATGTAGATTTAAGAAAAAAGAGACATTCACTTCGACATACTTTTATATCGATGCTAGGTAATAATGGAGCAACCACTAACGATATTAAAAGTTTATCAGGTCATAAAACCGATAAGGTTGTTTTCAATTACGCTAAAGTTAGTACGGAAAGAAAATTAAAATTACTAAATAGTATTTAATTTTGTACACAAAACCTACACACCCACTAATTTTAATAAATAAAACATTGAAAAATAAAGGTAATAAAGGTGTTGACACACTATTGGTAATAGTGTAAATCCTTACACTAATGAACAAAATCGTTCAAAAACACACATTAGGTAACAATAATCTTCAAGGTGTTTCAATAGTTTGTAAAAAAAAGCACACACTTTGTACACACCTTGAGGGTTCTAGTAAGGAGAAAACTATGACTAGCGAAGCCAAACAAGTTGCGTCTAACCTAAGAACTCTTGCTAAGAAAAACGACATCGTAGTAAAAGTTGAATACAAAAAAGCTTCATGGTGCGAGACTGTAACTGTAAGAATACTTAAAGGTACACCATCTAAAATAGCTTTATTTAAGAAGTTAGCCGATCAATATCACATTAAAGAGAGAATGGTCGATATCGATACTTATGAGTTTTACAACCATAATGAGTTCATTCCACAAACTAAATATCTAAGAATTGTAGAGGAGTTTTAAATGAAAAAACATAAATTCTATTTTGAAGTTGTAAGTTTTTGGTCAGGTCAAAGAGTTAACAAACCTCTCAATATTATTGATAGAAATGGTGTTGCTGTTGTTTATGACATTAATTCTTCAAAAGCTATGTTCCAAGCGGTTCAAAGATTTTCTTGGGTGTCTAAAAATGGAAACAACCAATGGATGGTTCACCCTATCGTAGATACTAACTTAGATGCTCCAGTGGGAGATGAGCAAGATGAAATTTTTGCTGATTATTTAAATAATTATCCAAATCAAAGGAAGGCATTAAAAAAATATTTAGAAAAAAGAGGTGCATCTCATGGATAAATTTAAATTAGTTCAAAGCAATATGGGAATGTTGTCTTTTAAAGATAGGATTAAATTGATCCAAAACATTGTTAGTAACGCTAGTCGTACAATCTCAAGAAAAGACGCTAAATCAATAGCCAATGAATTTTCTAATGTAGATATGTATGAGAATGATGTGTATTGCGTTCATCATTACAAAAATAAAGAAACTAATAAATTCATTTGGAATGAAGGGTTCATAGATGGAATGGATTATTTATCTATTAAAAGAATAGATAAAAAGCCATGTAGGTCATGGACTGATTTCCAAAAAATAAAAAATGAATTGGTTGTGAATGGTGAGGATAGATACGCTTTAGAAGTATATCCACCAGAAAATCGATTAGTTAATACGGCAAATCAATATCACATTTGGGTTATGCCTTATGGTTTTGATATTGGATTTGGATTTAAGACTAGAGAGGTATTAGAGGATGACAATCAAGAAATAACAATTAGTGGCATCAATTTCAATACAAGACAAGGAGAGATCCATGATTAGAATATATTACGAGGTAACTCTTTTAAGTGGTGTAAAGAAATACTTTCGAGAGGAAGATTGGAAAAGAATTAAAAGTAAGGGTTTAGTCTTTAAAGGTATTAAGGCTTATCCAGTAATCGAAGGGCGTAATTAGTATGTTATTTACTTATGTCATTGATGATACCGAACTAACAAGGTCTTTTAATAGAAGGATCTTGAAAAGCATAATAATCAAAACAAGAAAAGACATCTTCAATAGATTATTAGATCCCAAAATACAAACTATATATAGGAGAAAAAAGAATGAGAATAGATAAGAACATACCTTTTGAAAATGCTAAGATGATTAGGACACACAAACACCATGAAATGTTTGATAAAATGTCTTTTGGAGATAGTGTCTTTTTTGAAAGAAGGGTAGATGGCATTAACTTTAGCCAAAGGTTTGTTGAATGGATAAAAAAGACTAAAAAATTTCCATTATTATTTGATGTTATTTTAACAAACTATAAAGGAGACAAGTATAAGGCTACTAGAAAAGTTCAATATGTCTATGGTAGGTCTATAAATGGTGGATATCGTGTTTGGTTACTAGATGGGCGAAAAAAGTACGAAAATGAATCCCAAATCAGTCCGTTAAAGACCATACAGAGGTATTTAGGACAATACTAGTATGATCTATCACAGGATATTGACTTTTTTAACCCAAGATCGAGGTATTAATTGAACTCTCCCACAATCACTATCTCCCACCCTACCTTTGTCAGCACAAATGATGATATATTCTTTTGTTTCTTTGACGACATACCCAAGACTATCGATTGTTGGTGGTGTCATTTTAGAGGCTTCTTGAATGGTATGCCATCCACTTTCTAGTTCAAAGGCGTCAACCCATTCTATCTCTACCTTTTTATCTAACATATCTACTTTTTCTTTTTATTTTTCTTAAAGCCAGACTTCATATTAGACCACGATTCTTTAGATATAGTTGATTTCTTCTTAGATCGACTAATACCTAGTTTTTTTCTTCTATTAATGTTTTCGTATAAAGACATGATTATTTTTTGTATTTAACTTTCATGTTTTTTTTCTTAGCGTACTTTTTAGCTTCTTCTTTTCCTTTTTTAGAATAACTAAATACTTTTGATCCTACTTTGGGCATATTACCTTCCTTGTCTATTATATGGTTTATAGCTTCGTCTCTTGTGTTTGTTCATGGTAGAAAAGCTTATTCTTCCATCACCTATGGTTGTCTTTTTAACAACATTCATTATGGGAGTTGAGTTGGTTTGTTTCTTAGCCATCAACAATTCCACATCTTACGAGACCAATAATTTGCTGATAATTTATTATTAGTACCTTTGATACCACCACTTCTAGCGCAATAGCTTTTCTTTCTAGAAGGTTGGTTCTTTTTAATGGTCATATTAGGATCACCAAAGTTTACCTTTTTAACTTTGTCACCATCCTTTACAAAGACTTTAAACTTCTTAACATCACCTCTAAGGGGTTTATTAAGAGGAACTTTTTTACCTTGATAAGTTGCCATTTAAAACCACCTCTTTTTGTTTCTCAAAAGTTTCTAATAGTTCTTTGTCTCTTTTTATTCTTGCATCGTGTTCGGCTCTTGCTTTTAATTTAACCATAACATCATCGACAGTCATATTTTCGATTTGTTGTCTAAGCTCGTGGTTTCTTTCGTGAGCTTTTTCTAATCTCTCTAATAAGAAGCCATTATGAGTTTTGACTTCTCTTAGTTCTTTTTTTGCTTTTCTTAATAAAGACTCTACTTCTTTTAAGGTACTCATTTCTTCTTACCCCCAAAAAATTTAGTAGCTCCTTTAATACCAAAACTAGCAGAAACAATTACACCAAGTGTGTACTTGTACCAATCTGGTGTCTTAGATAAAGCGTCAAAACCTCTTTCTACATAATCAACTGTAAAAGGAAGAAAACAAAGTAGTAGAGGTATAGAAAATAAAATAGTTAAGTATTCGTCTTTCCATGAGTCTTTAGTATTTTTAATACCTTCTAGATCCCATTCGATCTCACCCTTAATTTGTTTTTCCATTAAGGTAGTCTCGGCTTTTATCTTTGTAAGTTTTTGCTCTGACTCTAATTTTTTCTTTTCAACAAAACCTTTAACTACATCACCGGCAACTCCGATAAGCGGCTTTAATAACATAGTCCACATATTAAGACTCCTCTATTATTTGACAGATAGGTTCATATCTTGAAGTTAGTGTTCTATAAAGACGACTATCTCTAAGTTGATTAGCCATTTCTTTATAATCGCCATCTAGCATCGCTTGACGCATCTTGACGAATTGAAATAATTTTGGCTCACCGATGTTGTAGGCAACTTCTATAATGCAATCTTTAATAGCACCAGGTACTTCACAGCTGCCAATAAATCTTTCGGCAGCATGAAGATAAACTAAAAAATCTTTTTCAAATTGTTTCTCTAAAACATCTTTTGAATATTTAACTCCAGGCTCATAAGGATCACCATCAACGCATTTATGGCCATACCCAATAGTCATAAAGTCTTCTTTAATTTTACCATTAGGGCCATTGTACTCTAGGAAATATCCTGTATCAGAAAAGCCCTCTGATTTTTTAATTTTCTCTTTTACTTCTTGGTACATTCGAGTTCCTTTAATCTTTCATAAGAAATATTAGTGATGTCTTTTAATAAAACAGAAATGTTGCCAATATCTATTTCTGTTGGTGTACCAGGCTCTATATCTTTATATTCATCTCTAGTAAGGCTGATATAAAGTTTTCCTGATTGGTAAATTATTCTCATACTTGGCCAGTCCACTTTCCATCTTTATTTAAAAACATAGGGTGCAGCTGCGGTATTGAATTAATAATACTGCCACAAGATATTATTGGTCTTTTGATAAAGTTCTTTCCATATTTAAAAGCCTCATGATTAGGCTCAATACTTGAACCTACACACATGGCAAAATTTAAAGCTAGGGGATGTGAAAAAAGCTCAATAGATGCTTTTGTATGTTGATGACCGACGACTAAAGATAAACCTAATTCTTTAGCACTAGCTAAGACATTAGATTTAAAATGATGTGTAAAAAATACTTTATTCTTGTTAGGGAGGTTTAATATTAATTTATTATGCCATGTCCACTTCCAACTAGGATTTATGCCTAATATCTCATTTATATCTTTAATGAAAGAGTTAGGTATAGATGATTTTTCAGCTAATTTTTGTATTCGAATATCATGGTTACCCCAAATAATAGGCATTGGGCAATTAAATATTTTTCTTAGCTTTTTAATACAAGACCTGGCTTCTTCTAATTCATACTTAATATTTTTAAGCTCAGGGGAATGTAGGTGCTGACTAATGCTATGAGCATCAATCAAATCACCTATCATTAGAACCATTGTAGGCTTAATCTTTTCTTTTAGTTTTTTAATCCAACTAAAATACTCCTTTTTCTGATATGGAAAGTGACAATCCGACAGAACCAGGATTGATTTTGTATTGTACATACATCTCCTTTGTCTATCCCCCAGCAAACATCAATTCCTAATAAGGAAACTTTTTGTGTCGTTTAAAATAATTTACAGCGAACTCCCAATTATCATGGTATTCGTTTCTGCAATATGTTTCTAATCCTGTTTCGTAACCAAGTAATGCTTGTTTAAA